GTTTATAGCCATTACGTTATATTAGTTAGTATTTATATAAGTAAATATTTACAATGTTTTCGTTAAAATGTATATTGAAAACATTGTAAATATTAAAAGTTATTATTTTTTAGGTTTGCTCCTAGCTTTAATCCTTTCTGTTTTAAGCTTCCCGTCTAGCTCTTTTTCTTTCATTTTCATCTCTTTATCTTTTTGTTGTTTTTCATGCAGCATACGTTTATCATCATTATACTGATTAGCTAACATCTTTTCTTTTTCTAATTGTATTTTCTGTTTATCTATATTAACCTTTTCATTTGTTTCATAAACCTTACGTTGCATTTCTAAAGCATCTATTTCACCATCGCCATTAACATCTTGTTCTTCAACAAACTGCATAGATTCTAATGCTGCTATTTCTTTATCAATATTACCTTTAAGTTGAATTTCTTCAAGTTTATATTGATGATTAGTATATAACACATCGTCTTGTCTTTGTTGCATTTCTTTTTCATGTTGCAACATCATTTCTTGTTGTTGTTGTTGAGCTTCTTGTTGTTGTTGTTGAATAGCATCTTCACGTTGTTGTTTCTTAGCTAAAGCGTCTTGGAAACGTTTATGTACTTCATTAGGAGATTCACCATTATTAACAGAACGTAACAAATCAGAAATATCAACTAATGTCATTTGTTCATTCTGTATTAAAGATAAACTTAGTTGTTTCATAGTATCAAAGTATTCCTTATTATTAGAAGATAAACTAGCAAACAATCCAATATCTGCAAACTTAGTATTGCTATCAGTCATTTTTAATGTTTCTACATTATTATCTGATAGAATATAACTTAATGATATTTCCTCTGTAATTCCTTCTTCAATCATCTTTCTAGCATACTGTACATATTTATTAATCCAATCTTGCATTACATCTTTCCATATCTCATTATGAGAATTAAAATAATACTCTGTAATATAAGAAGATTGTATTAAAGCTTGTTGGTCTTGATATGCAGTTTCAGATGCCATAGAAGCTAATCTTTGAGGAGATACACCTATAATCATACCAATCTCTGTTGTAATCCAGGATAATATATTTATTAGATTAGTCATTACCTGTGAGTTATCAGCATTTACAATTGCAGGTGTAGGTCTGCTATTACCTAAGATATTATTACCTTCATGGTCTTTTAAAGAATTATAAATTTGAAATCCTAAATTCTGATATTGAATAACTTCATCAATACTCATTTCAGCAGGAATCATAGACATATCAATAGGAATTAAAGCACCTTTGTTTCTAGCTATCAAGGTAATCATTTGGTTTAGTACTAAAACATACATTGCATTATAAGGAGACATTCGTTCTACTAATGACATACTCCTAGAATTGTAATTACCATATACTTTACCAAAATACGAAAGTTTAGAATCTAACAAGTTTTCAATATTAATTTGTTGAAAAGGAACTTCTCTCATTCTAATAAAAGTACCAACACTAATTCTAACACCTTCGAACTTTCTAGCTACATAAATCCATTGTAGTTCGCATGAATTACCAAATGAATCTGTATATAATATTTTTTCTATTTCTTCATTATCTTCTATTACCTTTACTTTGTTTTTCTTTTTAGTAGGTATTACAAAATCATCAGAAACAAATTCTATACTAGATTCTCCATATTGATCTGTTATTTTAAGTTTGCCAACTTTAAGATATGCTTTCCATTCTACATGAGTAACAGGTATTAATCTTTCTCTATTCCAAATAGTATTGTGATTACCTGTACTATAACCAGTTTCAGTAGGTTCTATAATATTCTCAAAAGGATAACTACTCATTATCTCTAAAGGAGGATATTTATCAGCACCAAAACCTTCTAACGTAGAACTAAAAGGACTACCTCTTTTAACTCCAGTATGAATATGAAGTTCTAATAATTCCTTATCTGTTAGTTCAGGAAAGTTTGTAACTAAACTATATGGTGTGTGAAATGTTGTATATGCAGCCCAATCACCATCTTGTATAAATTCTACATCTGGAGACTTATGAAACTGTAAATATACAGGATTTAGTTTATGAATTTTAGGTTCATGTCCATCGAAATCTACTTTAACAACTTCTATAGCATTACAAATAACATCAAAGAAACCATCGTTTTTAAGTTTCTTAAAATTAGTCTTAAAGAGTGCAGCACGTATTAATTTAGTAGCTAGTATTTCTTGTTCTGCTAAAAACCCATTAACAATAGGTGTAGGATAATTAGTGCGCATTTCTTGTTCTTTAGCTGCAATAACTTCTTCCAATTGTTTCAACTGTTCTTGTATTTGCTCAACTTCTTGTTTAGATTCTACTTGATTTAGCATTTCCTGTAAATCAGTCATTTGCTGCATTTCAGGAATCATTTGTAAAGTAGAATTAATAATACCATCTACATAGTTTTTAACATTTTCTCTCAACTGCATATCTTTATGAAACATAGCTTTTTGAGTAATCAATGTAGGTGTATAAGTATCTAAACGTTTAATTTCTTCACCCATTAACTCTTGTACTACCTTATAAATAATATTAAAAGGTATAATCATATCATTGAAAGCTTCAGGTTGAATACCTAATTGCTCACATACAGGCTTCATATCATTGTAATCTAAATTACTATTTACTAACCTGTAATTGTTCATCATCTGTGCCATATCAGACTGTGTTGTTTGAAAATAAGATAATGGCGATCTATACCTTATATTATTCTTAAACCAATCTTTGTCGTTACCATAAATCTCTTCAGAAGTAACTCTTACTTTAGGTAATAAACCATTATCTAAAATAGTGCTATCCATTTTTAAATATAGTTTTATAACGTTTTAACATAGGATTATCTTTTAGTTTTTTTACATTATCATCCTCTCTCGGAATGTTTGCTTTATCCTTTAGTTGGTTGTATTGTTCACGTCTAGCAATCATACACCCTATGAGTGCTGACAATCTATCATAGTTAGCTTTCTTTTCTTTTTCAGCAACAAAGTCATAATTTATAATCTCATCTAGTAAACCCAAACTATCTATTCTAAATATATTCTTTTTAGCTACGCCAGTATTATCTACATATACTTCGTTTAGAAATTCTGCAATCATGTTTAAGTTTTCTAACTTATCAAATTGATTAGCTTGATTAAAACCGTATTTAAGAATCTGTGTAAGTTTAGCTTTTCCATCTTGATATAGAATAGGTGTTAGTGCTAACAATTGTTCTTTATTTACTTTCTTGAAATACTCTGCAACTTTATCACCTCTATTGTTTTCATACATTAAACCTCTTTTAGGATTACCGTAATAATGTAACAACTTTTCTAATTGCTTATAGTATTCATCTCTATTTTCAAATTTAGCTGTAAGTTCTGCAACTACATAATCACCTTCTACACCTAATGATTTATATTTAGGAGATTTCATAATAAGTGTAGCACCTAATGATTCACCACCTTCTAATTCATCTGATACATAAGGATCATGTCCTACAATAGAATATAAATCAGGATATAATTTTATAGCATCGTAATCAGGTTCTTCGTAAATAATAATATCACATTCAGTAGAATTAGTTCCTCTATTTTTCTTTTCATTGCTACCTTGTGATTCTAAAAAACTATCTATTTTTTTAGCTTTATTAAAAGGAATAGTTTCAGCTATAATATCCATATTTTTATCCCATTCTAATTTAACAAATCTCCTTTTTGGTTTTTTTAAAGTTTCATTTTTTAACAATTCAGCTTTATGTTGTTTAGCTTCTTCAACAGGAAACATACTTGTTGTTTTGGTAATCCACATATCTTCTGGAAAAATAGGATTATGTATTTTATGTTTTTGCAAAGCTTCGCTTGTAGATAAAGCATTTCTTTCTTTTAGAGAATGTTCAATAGCTTTTCTAAAATCAGTATTACCATCTACATCTTTAAAATTATTAAGCGTCATAAAATAAGGTAAAAAACAACCCATATAACCTTTACTATCATAAAAGTTTTCAAGAGCTACACAATCATAATCTTTAGGATTTTCAAATATCTTTCTCAAACCCTTAGCTAAATCCATATTACCAGATGTACCAATAACTATTTGAGAACCAAACTGACCACCATCTGTTCTTACAGTAGATCTATTAGATCCCCATATATCAAGTATATTAGGTGTCAAACCACCTTCTTCAATTAAACAAATATTATACCTACCACCTGCTGCTTCTTCACTACCACCACCTTGTTTATTTGTAGAATATGATACATGAAATATAGAACTTCCAGTACCTTTCTTTTGTTTACCTGTTTTAGTTATAACTTCGTATTCGTGTCTAAAAGGATTCTTTTTATTACCAGGTTTTGTATCACCTCTCATTTGTTTATATATAGGCGAAGGATAATTGCAATCATCTACATTGAAAGCACCTAATGAATTATTAATAGATAATTGATTTAAAGCATCTGTTATTTTAGTAAAGAACTCGGATGATTTATCTGCAACTGCACAACCTATACAACTAAAAGATTTAACTAAACCATCTTTACGGTTTATTATATTTAAATCATTGTATTCTTTGATACCATCTGTAAGCAAAGTTACTAATATTAAAGCAGAATAAAAGAAACTTTTACCACCACTACGACTACCTATCTCACATATATTTTTAGCTTCATTTGCTAATACAGGTTTACCCATAGGCTTATCGTATAATTTATAAATAGCTTCTCTAGGAGGAATATATTTTTTTAAAACACCGTTATTAAAAGAAGCTTTAACATTTCTAAGATCTTCTGGATCATTTAAAAAATGATGTAACTCTGATGTAGAAGTTAATATTCTACTATCAGAAGAATATTCTTCATCTAATTCAAATCCTGAAAAACCTTGTGCTTCTAAATAGCTATATGATCTAAACCATTCTAAATCTCTTATATACGGTTTTATTATTTTACGACCTTTAGATTTATTATCGGTATCTGTAATAGTCATATAGTTAGCATAAAAATAAATAATACTTGGACAATATCTATAATATGTTTTACC